TACGTTTGGGTGCTGAATTGCGGAAAGTCTAACATGTGTATGTTTGTCATTGAGAGCTTGTGTTATATGATTGGCAGTTGCCTTTGGATTTTGAATCGCCGACTTTCTAACATATTCATCTTCATCGTTCAACGCCTGTGTTATATGATCAACTGTTACATTTGGATGATAAATTACATTTTGCCTTATATGTGGATCAGGATCGTTAAGTGCTTGTGTTATATGATCAACTGTTACATTCGGATGTTGAATTGCATGTTGTCTAACATGTGAACTTTCATCATTCAACGCCTTTGTTATATGTTCGGCAGTTGCGTTTGGATTTTTAAGTGCATTTTGTCTAACTCTTGAATTTTTATCTTGTAATGCCTTTGTTATATGTTCCGCAGTTACATTTGGATGTTGAATTGCTGCTTGTCTAACAAATTCGTGTTCATCGTTTAATGCATTTGTTATATGATCAACAGTTGCATTTGGATGAAATAATTCATTTTTTCCATTATCATTGTAAACATAAGGATGTTTATAATAAAGAAGATTACCATCTTTATGTTCACCACTTAATTGAGAAGCAACATTTTCCATGTGTTTCACAAATTGTGGATGATTAACACCATATTGTGCATCAATTGCATATGCTCTATGACCATGATTATTGATATGAGGTTGTAATGTTATTCGGGATAGTTCTCTTCCTTTATGATCTTTCAAATAACCAACAACTGTTCCATGCTGTATTTCTTTTATTAAATATTTTCTATTATGTCCTTCATCAACATCTTTACATGAATATGCTGATGTGGAACCAGATGCCCATGATTGACTACCTGATGTCTGACCAGCAACACCAATCGGTGAACGGGTAATATGTGCAACTAATCCAGATAGTCTTTTTCCTTGTCTAACTGGATCACTTGCAAATTTATTTTGTAGAGAAGAATCTTTAATCATTCTTCCAATTTTTACTGATCTTCCATATTGATCTTTCACTGTTCCATTTCTATATTCATCATGTGAAATCTGTTTTCCAAGATGTTTTTCTACTTGAAGATGTGTCTCTGATTTCATTTCATTTCCCATTGGTCCTTCATGTTCCAAGGGATGATAAATATCATCATTTCCTTTACCAAAGAAATGATCAGTTGCAGCAATTGCTTTTGGATCACGATACATATTTCGATATGTTTCTTCTTGCTGTTTATTTAATTCCTCTGTTATTATACGAAAATGAGAAAATCGATACATGTAATTGATCCTTCAATAAATACAAATATTTATGATATAAAGTGTTTGACTATGTAGGTGTAGTGTGATATTATTCCCCATAATAATACATTAAGGAATTTGATTATGCAAAATATTTTCTTCACATCCGATCAACATTTTGGTCACAACAATATTTTAAAATTCACAGATGATAATAATCAAAGAATTAGACCTTTATGGGATAATATCGATGATATGAATAATGATCTTGTGGAAAGATACAATTCTGTTGTTAAACCCGGAGACAAGGTTTATTTCCTTGGTGATGTGTGTATGACTAAAAATCACATTCACAACATCGGCAGGTTAAATGGGGATAAAATTTTAATTAAAGGCAATCACGATAAATTAAAATTGAACGAATATTCTCTCTATTTCAGAGATATTCGTGCGTGCCATATAATGAATAATATTATTTTTACTCACATTCCAATTCATGAAGATGGAAGAATGAGATATTGTGCCAATGTTCACGGGCACACACATCAAAATAATTTACCCAATAAATGGTATATCAATGTATCCGTGGAACAAACTAATTTTACACCTGTGTCTTTTGATGAAATAACATCGCGAATAATTAAATACTATAATCTATCATCATTAGATCAAATTAACGGATTATTGCGCCAAAGTTATGCTAATTATAAAAAGATTATCTGATGAAAAATAAAATGAAACTAGATGAACAAGATGAATATTATGCTTATCTTGACGGTAAAATGAGTAGAGATATGGATGATGCCCTTAATTCTCTGCAATTTCATTATGTAATGCGTTGTATGTCAGTTAAAAATTATCATTTTTTTCAATTACAATACTCATACAATCATGACGAAAAATTATTAAAAATTGCGGAAGAAGCATATCTAAAATCAAGTAAATCTTATAAAAGGAAATGGTAAAATGAAAATTATTAATTTTTTTGGAGGTCCGGGTGTTGGTAAATCTACCACTGCGTCAGGTCTTTTTAATATGATGAAAATGTCTGGATTTAATTGTGAATTAGTGACAGAATTTGCCAAAGATTTAACGTGGTCCGCAAGTCACAAGGCTCTTGGATACCAACCATACGTCATGGCGAACCAAGCATGGCGTGTAGAGCGCCTTAATGGTCTTGTGGACTTCGTTATCACTGATAGTCCAATCCTACTATCCACAATCTATTGTGATGAAAATCTTCCACAATGTTTTCATGATTATGTATTGTGGGAACATAATAGATTTGAAACAATAAATTTTCTCATCAAAAGAATGAAAATTTATTCTCCAATTGGAAGAAACCAAACCGAGGAAGAAGCAAATCAAATTGGAGAGAAAATCGTTAACAAAATGAAAGAATTAAAAATACCATTTAATAATATTCTTTCTGGTGATGGAACAGCAGCTATAACAGCTTTCAGTTACATTTGTTCTTTATTTCCACGGTCTCCCGCGTAACTTTGGTGAAATATAACTCCACGTATTAGCAATAAGCTGACATTTTTCGTTATGCCAGCGTAAAATCATATTGTGTTGCATTGTAACACCACACACTAGGCACGTAGATTTTTGCACAAAGGTGTGGGTGTCATTCTTTATATTTTTTTTATTAGCTTCTGATAGTTTTTTTCTCATACTCGGTGAGTGAAAGACATCAGAAGCTAATAATTTTTTTCGTCTACCCCTTCTTTTCAATTTGATCTATTTTTCTTTGCAGATACCATAATGCTTTTTTATAATCTTGTAACATTGTATCTGATTGTTTAACACCAGCACGAAGAATATATTTTAGAACATTTCCAAGGTGAAAATCTAAATTGTAATGTTCTATTATTTTTATGGCTTCATACGTATTATCTTTTCCGCCATAATATTCAGGATGATCAATAATAACTTTGCCGTCAAAAATGACTTTACTATCAACACAAATACTTTCTGTTTGAATAGCTGTATTTGAATCAACAGAAATGCCATATTTTTGAACATCGGAATGAGGATAGACCAACATATCAGATGGGAATTGATGTATTGGAATATGTGTATTCAAATATAATTTTTCATCATTTAAATCTGGTGTAATTTTCAAATACTCTGACAAAGATTCATCTGGTGTTATTGTTCCTGTCAGTACAGGATACGATGGAAGATCAAGAGTGACGTAATTATTAACAACACAGTCACAATTCCCCTTACAGTCATCGCAATTTCCTTTATTTTCACAATTACAATTATTTTGACATTTAGACATTATATTTAGCTTCCCTTTTCAATTTTCTAGAAATAACTTTCCAATCTTTTATTGCCTTCATTTTATTGAGAAAATTAGCATCATGATAAAATGGTTTTGAATTTTCATTCATATGTATCATTTCATGTTGAAAACGAAGAGCATCGTATCCCATTAAACTCCGTGTTACAACATTCCCATTAACATCTTGATATCTAACTCTTATGGCAACAGGTCTTTCAATACGCACTTTCAATTGTGGGTAAGAAAAACATGTTTCATAATAAGCAACCTTTTCATCGGATGTATACACCACTTTGGGATTGAATGCAACTATAAATGAACCCATTTCATGTTGCTTCAATGCCATAATTGGTTTATTCAATCCAATTTCTGGTGCGCTAACACTGCTCAAATTATTATTTTGCATACATTGAAGAAGTTTATTTTCATACTCATAGGAAATACTTCCAAAATCCATAAACTGTTCCATTAATTTTTCTCCATTGTCCATTTACTAAAATTCTTTGTCATTGTAACTTTGATTTTATTATTGAAACGATCTTGATCGATATTATGACTAATAACAAATATATTAGTGTTATCTTCAAAGGTTTTCAATAATCTGAAAAAACATTCAACTCCCTCTTTATCCAAAGAACTATCCGTAATTTCATCAAAGAATATAATATTGGTAGTTGTGGAACTTCTCATTTTGGCAATCATTCTCCATGTGAAAATCAATGCAGAATTAATTCTCATTTTCTGCCCTTCGGAGAATGAATTATATGTAAACACTTCTTTATTTGGAGATTTAATTATTTCATTGAAATTTTCATCCAATTCGAAATTAATTAAATACCCCATGTCTTTCATATATCGATTGATTAGCTTATTTATTACTGGAATATATGTTTTAATAATTTGTGCTTTGATGCCGGTGTCCTTTAGAAGAGATAATGATATATCATACAATTCTCTTTCTTCCAATAATTTTATCTTTGTTTCCTGTAATTCAAATAACTTTAATTGCAGTTCTTCAATTTTGTATTCATTGATAGTATTCTCTGTTTTTTGTTGTAATTTCTTTATTTTTTCTTTGTTTTGTTTAATAATGGTTTTGATATGATTTACTTCTGAATTTAATGTTTTGTGTTTAGTGACAAATTTTTGTATTTTATTACTAAAATTATTTATCTCAGACACTCGCCCATTTAAACCCGCCATTTTGTTATTTAAAGTTGACATTGCATCTTCTATTTCATATAGTTTATTTTTTAATTCATTTACTTTGTCACCTTTAAATTGCCCATCAATAGTCTGAGAACAAGTCGGGCATGTGTCATCCACACCTTCAAAGAAATTAATATTTTTCTCAGTATCCTTTTTTGAGGAACTAAGCCAAACTTTAATTTCTTTACATTTCTCTATATTTTTCTCCACTTTACTTTTATCGGAAATTTTTTTAGACAATTCTTCAACTTCACTATTATTATTTTCGATTTCAAGTAATATACTATTTATTTTATCTTTGTATTGTTGATTTAAATTTTCTAAATCTGAAATTTCTTCATCTTTATTTGAATTTATTTGTTCAATGAATTGTTTCTGAATATTTATATTATTTTTTATTACAGAAATATTGCTATCTACGTCTTCAATATCTTTTTCATTATCTTTTATTTTTTGTTTTATGACTGCATTCATTGAAGTGAATATTTGAAGATCAAGCAATTCTTCAATTACTAACCTTCTTTCGGGTGTCTTCAATTTCATAAATGGAACAAATGTTGCGGACCCCATGATTACTGTTTGATTAAATCCTTTTTGATTTAATTTAATCACGTAATCTTCCAAATATTTTTGGTAATCTCGATTATCTGCTTCCTGATTTATCAAAATATCATTCTTGAAAATCTCAAAAATATTTGGTTTCATTCCCCTGTTGATTTTATACTGATCGTTTCCAATCGTAAATTCAATGGAAACTAACATATCTTTCTTGTTAATTGAATTTATCAACTGTGGTTTATTAATATCTCTGTATGGTTTATTGAACAGAGCAAATGATATAGCATCAAGAATTAAAGATTTACCGTGTCCATTCTTTCCATAGATTAATGTCAATGGATTGGCGTTTAGATTGACAGTTATGAAATAATTGCCGATACTTAAAAAGTTTTTAATTTTGATTTTCTGAAAATTGATGTGATTTATACTCATGTCATCTACACTCTAACTTGTTGTGCTTCATTATATGCTTCATACATTATATTTTTTAATCTTTTCTTCTTTTCATCATTTATTTCATTCATATTATCTATAGCACTGTTAAATGTGTGAACAGTATCTTCTATTTTTGACAAATCTATATTTGTATTTGTCAGATCAAGCTCATTTTCATTCAGAACAACGATGTCAATCGGATCAACTTTAGTTAAATTTTCAATGAAACTTTCCAACACAATCTCATTGAAATTTTGACCATCAATTATAATTTTAATAAATGAGTGTTTATATTTGTTAAAATTAAATGTGTGTGGATTGATGGAATTAAATTCAATTACATGAAATAATCGTCTCTCATTCTGAAAAAATTGTCTCTCACCAGTTTCCAAATCAACTATTTCAAAACCACGCGGATCATTATAATCTGACCACATCATTTCGTATTGCGTTCCAACATAAGTTATATTATCAATAGTGGAACGATGGTGAAAATGACCGGACCAAACATGATCAAATTTTTCAAACATTCTTCTGTTTAGCCCGGTTTCTGACACCGCACCTTTATACATTTCAAACCCTAATAATTCCAAATGACCAAATGCATATTTTATATCGGAATTACAATTATTAATTAGATGCATACTTTTTTCGTAATTTTCTTCACAAATCCATGGAATATATAAAACGGGAACATCTTTAACAACTCTTTCAATTGGATCAATGAACCAGTTTATATTATTCAAATAGGATGAATTTGTGAACAAAATATCGATAGCATTCACTCTATTGGTATTTTTGAAAGCACAATCATGATTTCCAACAATAATGTCTAATGACATATTGTTTTTGATCACATTTCGTGTGAAACACTCGTGTAACTTGGTGGCAGTATTGAAATTGACGAATTTTCTTCTATCAACCAAATCTCCCATGTGAATGATGTAATCAACATCATTTTCCAACAGAGTTGGAAAAAATTGTTCTTCAAAGAAATCACAGAAGAACTTTAACACATGGGGATTGTCATTTCTCATACCAAAATGAGTGTCATTTATCAAGGCAACTTTTTTATTTGACATATTATTTTTTTCTATTGTTACTATGTCTTGACGTTTCCATCTTCTTTTCAAATTTTTTGATAGATTCCTCGCACACAATCCTAACTTTATCGAGAATATCTCGATAGTTTTCTCTGGCATGAATTTGAACACTATCACTCAACATATTTTCCACATATTGTTTAATGATAGGCGGAATTGGTAAATTGTCTATATTATTCATGAATCTTTAATCCTTTAATTATCATTGGAACACTCCAATTATATCACGCTTTCAAGAATTGTCAAGCACTTTCTTCAACTTTTTCTCTTTAATTTTCTCTTTTTTTCGTCTCTGTGTTTCTTCATAATTTTCAATGAAGGAATAATCATACTTGTTCATGTCTATTTCATACAGAGAATCCTCGATGGCCATTCTCTCTGACATTCTGTATTGATAGTACATTCTCTTTTTTTCTTCCTCTATTCGGCGAATGAAGGCATTCTTCACTGTTTCTGTGAAGTATGAGAATGCTTGTGTTGTTCTCTCCGGATTGAATGTCAGTAGATAACGAAGGCAATTTTCAATTCCATCAGAAATCATTTCATTGCGAAATGAATAATTGATGAAATTGCCTTTCTCTGATAATCTTGTTGCTATTTTGAAAAGACATTCTCCAATGTATTCTGGAACACGTGGCAAGGTAAGATTATTTTCCTCGGCGTGCTTCACATCCTGGCGATATTTCACTAGGGCATTGTAAAAATCTTTGTTATTTACATATTCCTTTTTTGGTTTTTCCTTTTTCTGTTTAGTGGACACTGTCTGATGTTTGGGATGTTGTAATTCTTTCATCATTTTCTAATACTGTTCCTATCTCTTCTTGTAGGCATTCCGAATAATGATATAATAAATCATCACTAGGAAATGCGATTGTTAAAATGTTTTTCTTGTCAATGGCAAACATATCTCCTATAGTATATGGCATCCATTTGGAGAGAAATAGATGTCTGATATTTCCATTTTGTTTGTATATACCATAAGGATTATGTAATATCAAATGCTTTGTGTTACTTGGCTTCTCTGAAACGCCACTGACAATTAATTCTTCCTTGGTTATTAATTTAACTATCAGGGGAATATTGGGATTTAAGAGCGATTCTGTGGGTTCTGTATTTGAACTGTTCTTGGTCATATATTTTAACCCTTTCATAAAGGTGTGTTAGAGTAAAATTATTTTTTCCATTGTGTGAGAAATCATCCGCCAAATCATATAATGTGGCATCATTTTTTTCATTTGATTTTCTCAATACACGTCCAATTGATTGAAGTGTTTTTATATTTGTCTTGTATGCTGTTGCAAAAATTACATTATGTAAATTGACGATTGAAACTCCCATACTTAAAGTTCCGTATGATGCAATTAACACTGTGTTGGTTTCGGTTTCCATTTTTTTTCTTATTTTTTCTCGTGTGTCATCATCAGTATCGCCAACAATATAATAAACTTTTCTCCCCGCAGCAACAAATAAATCATATAATACTTTTGCGTGGCTGTCAACACGCGAGCATAAAATTAATGTATTTCCGGAAAGATTTTTTTCAAGTTTAACTATGAATTTATTTCTTTTCTCATTGGAAATTAAAAAATCTATTTCTTCGTGGTATGATTTATTTCTCATATATTTTCGAGTTTGTTTATCGTAATCAAAACAAATAATATTTATAAATAAATCCGCAATTACTTTTCTTTCCATAAGTTCATGAGTTTTAATAAATTGCTTGGCTGGTGCAAACAACCCCTCCAAAGTCAGAATGTTCACAACATCAGTCTGTAGGGTGCCCGTGAAGCCGAACCGGTATCTACAGCCCTGTAGATTGCCTATGATGCCTGTCAAGGACTTAGCCTTGCAGGTGTGTGCTTCATCGAATATGACCGCTGTGTACTGTTTATAATATTCCTTATCCATGTCTACCAGCGAATGCCATGTAGAAACTGTAATGTGACTATCGGCCTGTTTCTCTTTTCCTCCCTTGACAATGTGTATATCTTCGGTGTAACCATAGGAATGAAAATCGGAAACCATTTGATCAAGGAGAATAGTTCCAGGAACAATGATTAATATTTTTGTATCTTTTTCTGCGGTCATGTAGAAGCGACTTAACATGTAAATTAATAATGATTTACCAGAACTTGTTGGAGAAACCAGTAATGCTTTACTGTTTTCAACACAATGAATAAATGCATCTTTTTGATAATCGCGCGGAATTCTATCTTGGGGTAATTTCAAAAATTTAACAAATCTGTCATAATCATCATCAGAAATAGTGATTGTATTATTTGGGGTATTATCTTCCACCGTATACCCCGATTCATTACAAAAATTAATTACAGCTTGTTTTAATCCGCAATAAATTTCTTTGGTGCGAAGATTATACATGTGTATATCCCCGTTCCAATTTTTGTAATTTCTTTTGCTATTTTTTCTGATAAATTTTGATTTATCCACAGTGAATTTAAATTCATCGTAGATTTCTCTTTCGACAGATGAATTGCCTCGTATTTTTACATACACTTCATCTTTATAATCTATAACAATATCCGCCATTATTATGATACTCCATTCTCAAATTTTTTCCATTCTATGTAATTATTTAAAATAAATGATCTTTTATTAATAGAATCTATGATTTTATCGAGAATATAAACTTTTTCTTCTTGAATTTCAACTTCTATTTTTAACTCTGACAATTCAGAATCGCTATCCATGAAAATGTGTAAATCTTGTTTCAAAATTTTAAATCCAATTGGTTCCCAATTTCTTGCAGATATTTCTTCTTCGTCTAAATATCCTAAGTAAAATGACCATTTCAATTTATATAAATCATTATATTTTTTCTTGTATTTTTTAAGAATAATATTTTCTCTAGTTCTTATTTGTAAATATTTTTGATGTAGAGTATGTGAAGATATAGAAGTTTTACCTATATTTGTTTCATCTATTACTGCATCAACTTCCCATAATTGTAAAATTTCATCAATCGACATTTTTAAATAATTTCTCCATTTCTATATTTTGATATTTGAAAGTAGCTGTTGCCACTATGTGTGCTTCATCACTATTAGTTGATGAAAAAATAATATCAGAAATGCTTATTGGAAACACTCTTTTAACCCGAATTCGTATATTAGCATTTTTATTATTATCCATAAGAGTAATTAAAGCATCTGAATATAATGAACCGTTATCATCTATAAATTGCTTTGTCAAGTCAAAATTTTCTGTATGTGCTAATGCATCTAACCATTCATATATTTCCATGAAATTTTGTAAATCTTCATCCACTTTAAATGTTACTGTTAGATCATTATATTTTATTTTATTTCCTGCCAGGGGGATATTTAAATATGGTGTTGATTGTAATGCGATATCAATTTTTTTCCCAGGAATGTTAATTGCTTGAACAAAAAAATTAACATTTGGTATATTTTCTATGTGAAAACGGTATCCATTCGACGATAGGAAATTCGGATTCAGGGGTTGACTTGTAAGCAGGGACATGGTATTCTCCTAAAGAAATAGGGGAGATTAATTAATCTCCCCCTCAGTTTTAAATGATCTTTTTTATATATTTATAATATAAAGAGCTTTGAAGGAGTATAAAATGCGTAATTGTAAATGTGGAACTACTAGAAAAATCGAAACCGCCAAAGTGATTGCACTTTGCGATGAAAAAATTAAACTTATTCATCAAATACGGAAAACTGATTTAGATTTGTTCCTTAACAAACAGGCTACTATTGAGAATTATAAAAATTCAGAAAAATTGGCCAGGATTGAGAATTCATTTTGGCTTCGTTTGTTTTTACTTAATGGTGAAAAAATAAAAAAATTGCGAGTAGTAGAAACAGCCGAAAGTATTTACGAAAAAAATAAACCGGAAAATTTTTCATATGATGGAGTATTTTATGGAGACATTTCCAGGTATGATAGTATCGAATATAAAATAATTAAAATTTGTAAACAATATAGATCGCTTGAATTGTTTTGTGAAGAATTGAAAAGATTTGCTGTTTCAGATACAACGGGGTTCATTGATATATCATTAGAAGACTACAGTAGAATTTCCCCCAACACAGAGGAATAAAATATGATGCATAACGGTTTTTGGATTTTTAAAAATCCTTTATTAAATAATAAAGAATATTGGGTTCACACGTCAGTGTTGAGTGAAGAAGACGCTAATGAAATTTTTGACCAAATTAAGTTTTTTTCAAATAAACTAAATCCTTTACCAGAAATAGGTCGCAAACTTTTTGATATTGAAATAGAAGGGGATATCTCACTTGATAATTTTATTTCGCAAATAACCACAGAAGTGCAAAAAATTTACAAAATCGAAGATATTAATGAACAAATTTTCATTAAATCGGTGAAATTTCAAGGGGAAAGGGGTGGTGTAAAAAGTTACAAATACATTTTTTCTTGTGATGTACCGGAAAAGACTCATGAAGTTGCAGACAGAACAGCAAATGCAACAGACAATCTTTTATATATATTTTTCAGACTAGAAAAACTTCAATTAAAATATATGAGCGATATTACCCCATCCAATGGATAAACAGATGGCAACGTGGTTTGAAACCCATCCAGATTATTTTAATTGGAACGGCGTTGATATAACTGATACAGATTTATATTATCTTGGTATACAGTGTGTTGCTAAAGCATTACATTATCTTCACGATGATGGGGGACATTCTAATCAAGAGATAACGTTGTTGGCAAAATTGGTTATACCACAAATGCCAGATACCGATTCTATAAATCCTATTATATTAAAATTTCTAAATGATAAT